ATTCTATAAGCACTAACGCGGTATCCAAATGAGGAAGGGTTCGCTCCTTTCTTGTAGCCCCCTCACATTTTAGGAGGGTTGTGAAAATTAATAAGTATTTCTCTGCGGGTATTCAAAACCGTGCGCACGGGTTTCCACTAATAGCACACTTAATTGACTCCCAGTCGCCTTTTCAAATCAGCGATTTTATCGGCTGGTGCCTCTGATCTCGAAGTTCCGATCTGTTTTTGCGGTTCCTGGGCAGCAGGCTTTTCTTCGATCGCCTTCTCCCGCGGCCTGCGCGTGCTCAGCTCCTTCTGCAGCCTTTCACGTACCGCAAGCGCCTCGTTGGGTACCCGCTGCTCCTTGTTGTCACGGATCTGGGCCGCATCATACATTCGCAGGAAGTTTGACTGTGCAACCGTCTCAAACCGCTGCGTGTCCATCTGCGCCAGTTCCTTAAGCGATTCTGGGCTTCCTACGGCGATCTGCGCCGCTCTCGGAAGCGTTGCAAACGAAGCCTCGAACTGATCCCATGGGACGTTTACGGCCTTCCTGACAAGCGCCCACGCCTCGGTTCCGCTGTGGTCTCGCGGGTTTCCAACGAAGTGTATGTGCTCGATAATCTGTCCAGGGGAAGGCGGGAACCCGCTGCTGTCCACTGATATGTAACTTTTGACGCCAGTCATCACCGCGTCTGCGCTGTAATCTTTTAACAGGTCCGTCCACACGATTGCCTGTTTGTCAGCGCTTGTCTTTGTAACATTGGCATAATAGCGGGGGAATACACACGCTATGTAAGCCAATATCTTCTTAGTTTCCGGCAGTTCCATTCATTGCCTCCTGTGCCAGTTCATAATACGCATCCGCTCCGGTTGCCTGGCGTCCTTTGGTCTTTCTCTGCTCCTGATCGAGCCACTTTGTGACAAAGTTCCGAACCTCGTAGGCCGTTTTTTGTTTATTCGGATTGCTTTTGCACCACTGCCGCATCCTCCCAAGTTCATAAACGATGTCTACACGGTTATAAAATTTTTGCCACTCTTGCAGGTCTTTTTGTTCTGGTTGCCACTCGGAACCATCAAGGAGGGGTAGTGTGGGGATGTCTTGTTGGGATCCTGCAGGTTTATCAATAACCTTCATATAATCACCTACCCTATCCTCTCCTATACTTACCTTACCTAACCTATCCTTACCTATCCTATCCTGGGGCAACCGTTTGGCACCCGTTTGGCAACCATTGGTTGTCAGTTGGTTGTCAGTTGGTTGCCAGTTGGTTGCCAGCTCAGTATAGGCACCGTTTTCCTTGATTGAAAGCAGGTGGAATTCATCCTGGTACTGTGTCGGTTTGTATCGGTCTTTTCTCAAAAGGTTGTGCATCCTCCAATGTTTGATCACTATTACCCCGTTCTCAAAACTCAGCACAAACCTTTTTGCAAGCAGCAGTTTCAAGTCGTCTTCCGTTGCCCCGATCGTCCTCTGTATCTTCTTCGGGTTGTTTACAAATCCATCATCATCGGCTCTCATGTTCAGGTGGAAGTAAAGCGCCTGCGTTGACAGCGGCATGTCCAAAAATGCGTCGCTGTCGACGATCTGCATGGTAAACATCCTTTTTTCCGCCATATCAAGTCTCCTTAATGCGGATCCCGTACTTGTGCAGCATCAACTTCCGTTTGATGATGTACTCCTTGGTCCGCAGTCCCTTGCAATCCTCGACAACAATCTGACCGCTCTTGTCCGTGTAAACAAAATCCGCAATGTACGCGACCTCTCGCTCGATCAGCTTTCCATGTCTGATCCCACCGCGTGGGCCTGTTATATCCGCTTCCCGCTGGGCTGGGATCAACTCGTATTTGACCTGGCGCTTCAAGTGTGAAATCTCGCCGGCTTTCACCAGAAGGATCAGCTCGTTCCATCGCCTGTATTCCTTCTTGCTGTCGAAGATTTCTCCATCGGCTTCGATCTTCTTGTTGCCGTATTTTTTATAACTCCCTGCCGCCTTTCGACAACAGGGGTAGTTTTTCCAGGCCATATATCATCACCAAACGAGGTCGCCGTTTTCTTCGGGCACAGGCGCTTCCGGTGCGGGCTCTACTGCTGCCGGCTCAGGTTCGGGATCGGGCAGTTTTGCCACAGCAGGATCTTCAAGCTCCACGTAGGTTCTTGTCCCGTCATCGGCCTCGATCGTGTTGTCTGTTTCCAGAGCGGTCACCATGTCGATACTCATGATTCCCCACTTGCTGATAAGCTGGCGCAGCATGGTTTTATAGGCCATTCCGTCGAAGTCCTTATACCAGAAGCTGGAATACATCCACTCGTCATTCTTGTCGTAGTTGCCTGCTTCATAGTCCGCGAAGGAAACTCTGTGGAACTTTCCACCCTTGCCGTAGTTGCCACCGTCTTTTGAAAACGCAGCGCTGTATTTATCCGCATGCGCAAGCATCCTGTCCTTACTCCAATACAGCGTCTTTCTGAAACCGTTGAGATATTCGAAGAAGGCATAATACCCGACTGTGGGCGCTTTTTCTCTCTCTTCCTCGTCGTCGATCAGTTTCACTTCGATCTCTTCATTCAGAGGGTCGTAGCGGATCAGCTCGCCCTCTTTGATCGCCAGGACGTTCAGCTTCTTGTACTGACCGGAGCGCAGCGCGAGCTGTATATAACCTTTGTAGCCAAGAATGAACTGTGCCGTCTTGCCTTTTTCCTTGTCGTTAAAGGGGACCATATAGTAGTGACCAAGCTGAGGGGACGGGGAAAGTTTCAAAGTTTCTCCGAGAAGTGCCGCTGACAGGATGCTCTGGTTGGAGCACTCCTGCAGGGCGGGATTGGCGTTGACCGCCGAGACGATCGCGGAAGTAAAGCGCGGGCCGTTCTTGCCTCCGACGATCTTGTTGATGTTCGCTTTCGCGCCCTCCGTTGTCATGTATGCCCCGAAGGGAACCTTTGCAGGCTGTTTCTGTAAAGTGTTTTTAACTGCCATTTGTATTCTCCTTTCTGGGCGGGGAGCCGTGCCGCCCTATTAAATTTTGATTAAGAGTTATCCGTGAGATTCGGCTCCTTGTGACGCTATATATGAATGGCGTGCGCATCCGCCAAACATTCACTTAGATGCTGTTTTTTATTTGCCTAAATGTGATCCCGTTGGATTTCAAGTATGAGTTAAGCCCCTCAAGCTCCGCGCGAGAAACAAAGACTTTGAAAAAGATCTCTTTCCGCATTGGTACCGTATCGCTGATCTCCTTGTCGTAAGAGGGCTGCACGGGCTTGGCCGCTGCCGGAGGCGCCTGCGGGTAGTCCTGCGCCATTGCTTCTGCGAGCGTGACCTGCCCAGGGATGTCGTCGCTTGCCTCGTCGATGCCGATTACCTGCGCGTTTGCCGCTTTCAGAGCTTCCTCTGCAGCCCTGGCTTCGATGTATCTGTCCGCCGCAGCAACCGCCGCTCGAACGTCCATCGTCCGTTTGTACTCGGAAAGCGCCGCCTGCACACCGTCGCCCTGTTTGTTTATCAGAAAAATGTCCTCTCCGATCCGGTACATGATCTTGTTCATGTCATCCTCGATCTGCTTCATTGAGCATGTCTTGTTGAGCCACTTGGGATCCCAGATTCGATCGAGTTTCACCCAGGGCTGGAATCCTTTTGATTTGAAAAGCTCCTCGATGTCTCCGCGCTTATTGACTTTCTGCTCCTCCTCAAAGCCTTTGACCTGCTTGTCGATCAGATCCGCAGGCTCCTGGATTTGCGAGATGATCTGCTGCATCCTCTTGTGAAATTCGTCATACGGAGCGAGGCAAAGGTCCTTTATTTCGCGATCCTTGGCCTTGAGTGCCGCAATGAATTTGTTAAGCGTGGCTCTGTCCTTCTTGGCTTCTACCACCTGCGCCTCGGTGTATACGAGGCTTTTGTAGTAGCCTATTTTCTTTTCGATCTCTGCGGAAATCTCGTCTGCGTTCCAGAGGATTTCCTTTACGAACCCTTCCGGAGAAGGGCTTGTGATTTTCAGTTCTAATGCCATGATGTCTCCTTTCAAATTTCCGGTAATAAAACTGCTGGCCGTTTATCTTCCACAACGCACCGCCAGAATTCACGTTCTGCCTCTTCGAGGATCGCTATGTCCGCCTCTACGTCGGCGCGGTCGATGTAGTAGTGCCGCGTCTGCAGGTATGGCAGTTCATCCCCGATCTGGTGTTTTAGCTGCGCCTTAAGAATTGCAAAGTCCCAGCCCGTTACCATCAGGTAGTGAAGCACCTGGCAGTAGTAGTAATCAGGGATCTGGTCCTTCCACATTTCTGCCTGCAGCCTTGTGTTTATAAACGCCGTTTTGATCTCGAGGATTCCGTACCTGTGGTCTTTCACGAGCATCCCGTCCAACGATGCGTGTGCAAACGGGAACTTTGGATTGGTCCACATGTTGTTCTCGTCGTACCCGACGTAGTAGTCGGGAAAATCAAGTTTGAACAGCTCCCGCAGATACTCCTCTGCAAGCGTTCCGTAAATAACTGCGTCTTCGGCCGAAATGTCAGCCTGTTCGCGGCGTCCGGTCTTGATCTCCCAAAGGCGCTCGTTTGTAAGAAATGGGCTCTTACCGAGGACCGCTGCCGCGTCGCTCCCACCGATGCGCTTGCCTCTGGCCTGCAGCCATTCTTCTCGCGTTTGGAATGTCTGCTTGTTGAGTTCAGTTTCCATCCTCGGCCCCCTGCTCCGCTTCGGGAAGTGTCATGTTTGATTCGTGAAGGATCTCGTCAATAAACTCTGTCATTTCGTTTCCTTTCCGTGCTATAATAAGCACATCTAAAATTCCTTATTTCCTGGGTCCCTGTGGGAGTGACAGCTCCCTGTGGGGCCCTTTTCAGTCTCTTTTGCCGAGTACCCACGCAAACGCGATGCACACGGCCGTCGCTATGATCACGACCGGAGCACCTCCGTCGAAGAAGGTTTCAAGGCTTGCTCCTGCCGTCATCCATCCCGCGACAAAGCCTAAGCATGCAATTCTGTTTATCATTCCATCTCCTCCATGCTGCATAACAAGACTTTCTGCTTTTTCCTAAAACGTCGCTGATCTCTCCAATGGTCATGCCTTTTTTCTTCATTTCCACCAGCACGTCAATGTCCTCTTGTTCCAACTGATCTATCGGAGCTCTGTGTGTAATCACTCCATCGCGGACAAGCCTGCTCAACTTAGAATTAACAGCGCTCCTTGTGGTCCACATCTGAGCGGCAATGTCCTCGTAAATCAATCCCTGCTCATATAACTCGATCAGCGTTTTTATTCGTTCCTTTGTCCAGTACTTTGGCGCATGTTGAACATCACGCCTGGGTTTCGCCTTCGATGGCTTTTTCGATTTCGGTTTCGGAGCCGGCTTGCGGCTCGGAATTGGAGCGGGCATCGGATTGTAGACTGAGGGGATCACATGGATGTATTTCCCCTCGCCCATCACCGGCTTTTGGTACGCCGCCCTCGTCGGATCGCCCCGATACGGAAGCGCTCTGTTTTTTATTGAGCATTTCGATGTCATTTTTGATTCTTCTCCGGTACTGTTTTTCAGTTTCAAATATTGAGCACCGCCCGCGCTGTTCGAAACAGTCGTCCAAGTGGCGGCACTTCTCGCAGATCATCTTGTTCTGACCGTCACCTTGGACTTGTAACGGTCAGAATAAATCTGTGTAAGAACCGCGCAGACGTTATCAATGATTGTGTTGCCCATGATCATCCTCCCATTAACGCGTCGACTGTGGTGTCGAGCGCCTTTGCGACTTCCTGGACCCTTTGCACGCTTGGCGAATGGTTGTCCCACTTCGCAATCGTCCCTCGGACGTATCCGAGTTCTCTTTCAAGTCCGGCTACCGTTTTCCCTGCCTTCTCGCAGAATCGCTGTACGCTTTCATAAAGCGTCATCGTTCCACCTCCTTCCTGTTGCATATTTAACGTTTTTAATTGACTGATAAGAAAAAATACTTTATGCTGAATTTGACTAATACAGCATATTTTACGCATGGCGTCATATTTAACTTATCAATGTGATTTGATTATACGGCAAATTTACCGCATTGTCAAATGTATTTGCGCTTTTTGTGAGGTGGATTATGATCTACGAGAGAATAAAAGAAATCTGCAAAGCAAAAGGGATTACAGTCAGAAAGTTGGAACAGGATTTGGAATTTGGACGTGGATCTGTGAGAAAATTTGACCAGCACGACCCTAGCGTCGGGAAGATGCACATGGTCGCAGGTTATTTGGGCGTGACGGTCGACGATCTTTTGGATGATAAATATGAGTCAAACAAGGGACCGGACGCGCTTGCTAGAAACATGTTTGTGGACAAGGATATGCGCGATATTTACGAAATGAAGAACAACATGAGCGCAGAGCGATTTGCACTTTATAAGAAGCTGCTTGAAGAGATGTACAAAGCAGAGCAAGGCGGAAACGAATGAAGCGGGCGGCAATTTACATGCGCGTTTCTTCAGACAAGCAGGCCCAGGAAGGGGACAGCCTGGCTGCGCAGCGGGCAGCCCTTATACGGTACATAGATGAGCGCCCCGATCTAACGTTTGCGGGCCAATACATCGACGACGGCATTTCAGGGACCAAATACAGCCAAAGGGACGAGCTGCAGCGGCTTTTGGACGATGTACGGGATGGGAAGATCGACCTGATCCTCTTCACAAAGCTCGACCGCTGGTTTCGGTCCGTTCGCCACTACACCGCAACGCAGGAAATCCTTGATCGCCACGGCGTCGGCTGGACCGCCATCTGGGAGCCAATATACGACACGACATCCCCGCAGGGCCGATTGGTCACGAACCAGATGATGAGCATCGCCCAGTTCGAGGCCGAGAACACAGGCGCCAGGATCCGCCAGGTCCAGGCTTACAAACTGACTCAGGGAGAAGTGATCAGCGGAAGCACCCCTCCGGGATACTCGATAAAGGACAAGCACCTGGTTCCAAACCAGGACGCACAGAACGTGGTGACTGCGTTTGAAATATATGCCAGGACGGGGAATCTTAATGAAACCATGCTGCGGACGTCGGGCCTTTCCGGGATCCCGCGCAGCAAGCCGCCGTTAAAGCGGATGTTGCAAAACACGCTTTATATAGGGCGGCATCCTGCAGGAATCGATGATTTTTGCGAGCCGCTTGTCTCAGAGGCGCTTTTTTACGACGTGCAGCGGAAACTGTCCATGAATATAAAAGTTAGCCAAAAAAACGTCTACGTGTTTTCTGGGCTGATCCGGTGTGCTGAATGCCGGCACTCTTATGGAGCGAACACGCGCCGCCGCAAACGTGGAGCTGGCGCTCTTAAGATCATCCCGCAGTACCGCTGCTCATGGCATTATAATTTCAAGCCGCCAAAATGCGATAACACTAAGGTGGTCATAGAGTCTGTTTTGGAAAGCTATCTGATCGATAACCTGGCAGAAATGATGGATGGTGCGATTTTGCAGTTCGAGGCCGAGGCCGCGCCCGCCAGGGACAGATCCGCACAGATAGAAGCGTTGCGAAAGAAGGTCGGCCGTTTAAAAGAGCTGTTTGTTAATGACCTGATAACAATAGACGAATACAAAACCGACCGCGAAAAGTACATGGACCAAATAGACGTGTTAGAGAAAGAGCAGTCGGCAAGTCAAGAGGAGGCCGCTGGCGCTGTAGAAGCAAT